ACAAATAGTGTTACCCCAACAATTACCCCGACCAAAACCGTTACACCTACAGTTTCTCCGTCATATGTTCCCCCATCTGCAATATTATATTCCGTAGATAATGATGGTGTGGTGTATTCGTATGATTTTGGAACAGGTATAGTAACTAATGTTAACCCACCTCAAAATTCATTAGTAAATTTAAAAGTTTGGATTGGAAAATACAGTGATACGTGGTGGACATTTAACGGATATACGTCTATCGCTAGACAAGATGGGTTATCAAATACTCCAGTATATAAAAATACCGCACTTACAGCTGACGCAAGTATTTGTGTATTAGATTCATACAATGTTTTATTTGTAAGAAATTCTCAATCAGGATATGGAAATCCTAGAGAAATAGTTTTAGGGCCATTCGCAACTCAATCATATAGTTATCAATTCCGTGGGGCGATACCTGCAGATAGGTATTGTACTGGAGGTATGATAAAAACTACTACCGATAAACTAATAATGATAACAACTAACTCAACAAATACTGCAGTTTATTTGAATCAATATCAATACTATAATGGTAACTATTTTGCCCTATTACCGAGTGAAGTTCAAGTTAATTTGACAAACATAATTTCAAATCCAAGAGGTATATTTGTCGCGAGTAACGAATTTTATATAACAACCAATTCGGGAGAAATTTATCGTATTCAAAAAACATCTCCGTATACTGTGACATATATCACATCTATTGGACGAACAGTTAAAGGTATTGCTCAAGATTCAACAAATTGGAATATACAATTTACGTAACAATTTAATATAACGATATATTTATAAATAAAAAAACATTATGGAACAATTTTCAACAATTCACATATTTGGTTATGGTGAAACTCAAATTATTGGAGAAACTAATAATGGTAAAGTACCGTCATCATCATTAACGACTTTAGTACCATTTGTAGACCACGTAAAAACATTTTTACCTGAAAGTGGTGTTACATTAACTGACTATCACGTTATTCATATTTTTAATGGTAGTGATGTTAGATATTTAGGTGTTGGAACTGAAGACAGAAAAGAAGAAACATCTTTTTCAGTTGGATTTGACCAAATTGACCAAACATTGTTAACTGCGTTAGTTGACGAAATTATTTCAGCAATACAACCGTAACAATACTTAAATAAGATGACCCCACTTTAAAAAAGTGGGTTTTTTTATTTGACTTATATTTTTTATTTGGTTAAACTTATACTCATAAGGTAAATTCCGACCTTACTATCGGAAGCAAATACACCAATTAAAAATTTATGATATTAAACGAAGAAATTGAACAGTTCCTTCAGGGGAATGACGATGAGAAATATATCATCGGAGTAGAATACGATTACGTCAAAGATTGTGTTTGGAAAATTATTGAACACCCAATTCACGGAAAACAAATTAAAAAAGATACTTTTATCCCATTTGCTTGGGTTGGGGATTTACGTGGATTAAACTTCTATGGGTCATCCAAAGCATCTCAAAAAGAAGCAATGACAAAACATAAAATTGTTATTGAGAAATTACGTACTGATGGCAATGAAAGATTAGAAAAGGGTTTAACATTTATGGTTAAATCGTTAAATGGGTACCGTTCCTTGATACAATTCTTTAGAGACGGTGGTGTGGACCCTTGGGGTGAAAAAACCAAAGGATTAATCCTTATCTTACCACCTGTTGAACAATTCTTAGTTACAAAAGAAAAACGTCTGTTCAAAGGGTTTGATGATTACAATAGTATTACAAGATTTGTATTTGACTTGGAGACGACCTCTCTTGAACCAAAAGATGGTCGTATCTTTATGATAGGAATGAAAACCAATAAAGGTTTTAGTCAGGTAATTGAATGTTCAGATGAAGAACAGGAAAGAGAAGGTATTATCAAATTTTTTAATACCATAGATGAACTTAAACCAAGTATTATCGCATCATACAACGGATTTAACTTTGACTGGTTATGGATATTTGAAAGAGCCAAAGCTTTAAAATTAGACATTAGAAAGGTTGCTAAAACTTTAAATGCCGCCAACCCAATCAAACAATCTGAGAGTATGTTAAAACTTGCAAACGAGGTTGAGAGATTTAATCAGACATCTATGTGGGGTTATAACGTTATTGATACGTTACACGCCGTTAGAAGGGCTCAGGCAATCAATTCATCCATTAAATCTGCGGGTTTAAAGTATATTACCCAATACATCAAAGCGGAAGCACCTGACCGAGTTTACATTGGACACACAGATATTGGTCCATTCTACGCAAAAAAAGAAGAGTTTTGGTTAAACATTCAAAACGGAAAATATAAGAAAGTTGGGGTAGACCCAACAATTGACGAAGCGTGTTCCAAACATTTAAATGTCTATATTAAAACAACGGGTGATAATTTGGTTGAACGATATCTTGACGATGACTTGGAGGAAACTCTAACAGTTGACGAAGAATTCAATCAAGGTTCATTCCTACTCGCATCTTTGGTCCCGACAACATATGAAAGAGTCTCAACGATGGGAACTGCAACATTATGGGAAATCCAAATGAGAGCTTGGTCATACAAACATATGTTAGCGATTCCTAAAAAGAATGAAAAGACAGAGTTTGTAGGAGGGTTATCACGACTACTTAAAGTAGGATTTTCTACCGATGTATTGAAACTTGACTTTTCGTCACTTTATCCTTCAATTCAACTTGAACACGATGTATTTCCAACTTGTGATATTACAGGTGCGATGAAGGGTATGTTAAATTATTTCCGTAATACTCGTATTAAGTATAAAAACTTGGCTAAAGAATATCAGGATATTGATAAGAAACAAGCAACATCATTCGACAGAAAACAATTACCAATTAAGATTTTTATCAATAGTATGTTCGGAGCTCTATCTGCCCCACAAGTATTTCACTGGGGAGATATGTATATGGGTGAACAGATTACTTGTACAGGTAGACAATACCTTCGTCAGATGTTACGTTTTTTTATGAAGAGAGGATATATTGCATTAGTATGTGACACAGATGGTATGAACTTCTCATTACCTGAAGGTGGTGTAGATGATAGAAGATATATTGGTAAGGGTAAGAATTGGTTAGTTAAAGAAGGTAAAGAATATACAGGTTACGATGCAGATGTTGCCGAGTTTAATGATATGTTTATGAAAGGTGCGATGGGGCTTGACTGTGACGGGACCTGGAAATCTTGTATGAATATCGCTCGTAAGAACTACGCAACAATGGAACACAATGGTAAGATTAAACTTACAGGTAACTCAATCAAGAGTAAGAAACTTCCACTTTATATTGAAGACTTCTTAGATAAAGGAATTAAAATGTTACTTGAAGGTAACGGTCAAGATTTTGTTGAGTGGTACTATGAATATTTGGAAGTAATTTTTAATCAACAAATTCCTTTAATGAAGATAGCTCAAAGAGCGAAAGTAAAACTATCTATTGACGATTATAAGAAACGTTCAACTGAAAAAACAAAGGCGGGTAATATGATGTCAATGATGGCTCATATGGAATTGGCAATTAGAGATGGTATTGCAGTTAGTTTAGGGGATGTAATATTTTATGTTAATAACGGACTTAAAGCTTCACACGGAGATGTTCAAAAAGTTAATGATAAGATGAGTAAAAAAGATAAAGATGCTTATACCGCTCTTCACGGAAAACCACCTGTATTGGGTTCAACTATTCAACTTAACTGTTATAGATTAAATCCTGATGAATTAGAGTCTAACCCTACTATGACAGGTGAATATAACATAGCAAGAGCTGTTGTAACATTTAATAAAAGAATTGAACCGTTGTTAATTGTATTTGGTGAAGAAGTTAGAAATAATCTAATTGTTAGTGACCCTAAAGACAGAGGTTTGTTTACCAAACAACAATGTAAATTAATTAATGGTGTTCCATTTGAATCAGGTGACCAAGATAGTATTGAAGATTTGTTAACCATTACAGACCAAGAAATGATATATTGGGGTAAACGAGGAGTTGACCCTGAATATATTTACGAATTGGCTGAAGAAGGATGGGAAGAGATGGTTTAATTAAATTTAACACCATCAGAAGAGATGACGTACCAAGTGTTGAATACGAAACAAAGTTCAACACTTGCTCCGTCTCCAATAATTAAATCGTCATATAACCTATCAATTTTTTGCATATCAGGGACAATTCTTGTCGGTGTTAATGCTTTAATAATAATGTGGTCATTAATCTTTGAATCTAATTTAACAAGTACCTCATCGGCATCTGTAGTAATTAATAAAAATTCTCCTTGTGGAGTATATTCAGATTCGCTTGTAACGACTTTAGAAGATGTTTCTACATCTACACCATTAATTGTTCTTTTGATAGGTTGTGTTCTTAAAATTCCCATAAATTAAATTACATATATGTTTCTTGGAAATGCTCTATACTTCATTTGCTTATTTAAATTTTCAGCAGTTAAAGCTTCTCTTTCCATTACTTTGTCAGGTTTCAATCTTGTTAACATTCCTTCGGCACCAATCAACTCTTCAATTAATTTTAACTTTTCGTCCTTTCCTTCAGTTGAAAGTGACGCATAATCCATTGTTAATTCAGAATCAGGTGTTTTTAAATTTCCCGAATATTTTCCTCTAACTCTCGCCAAAGTTTCTTTACAGTTAGCAATGAAATATCTTCTCACCCATTGTTGTGCAGGATTATTTAAATCTATCCACGACATTGAGTCTTGCGGAACATCCGATGGTAACTTAATAATTTCAGGATTGGCCTTTAAACAAGTATCTCTATCTGCAGGTCCTACATCGTAGTACCAATACCAAACCTTACCCCCCATTAAATTTCTGTTACCAAAGTCAAATCTACCACCAGGTGTTTGCATTAAATGTATTGCTTTTTTACCTTCAGGTAAAGCCGTAATTCTATAAGTCATATCACTAGCAATGATTCTTCTTTGGATATTAATCTCTTGCATTCTTAATAACATATCAAACGCTGGCATCATAAAGTACGAACCCGAATTCCCCATTTGAGAAAATCCTCCGGGACCACCTATACCAGTTCCTCCAAATGCACCAAAACTAAAAGAGTCAAATAACATATTATTTTGTGTAGCAGGACTAAACCAAAGTAATTCATTAACTTCTCTACCTGCGGGAATTTCATATATTTGTTGGTTAGGTTCTAATTGAATAAAATCTTTTTCTAATACCCAATCACCACCAGCTTGTAATCCAACAATTTTAGAATACGCATATGAATACCTTTCTTCTAAATTAAAATTCTTGGTAATAAACGCTCTTGATAAAGATTGAGTATCCATATTAAGACCCCAAAGTTGGGTCCATTGAGAATCAATTAGAAAATTTTGAACATATTGGGAATAATCCCCAATAGCGAATTCCAATAAAGTATCCATTTGTTCATCCTCTAACTCAACTGAGCGTAAAGGGGCACCAAGTACGTGACGTACCTTGGTATATAAATCACTTCTTTGTGGTTCAGGTATTACAGCCATTTCTTTTTATTTATAAATATCAATCCTCTTTTTTAGTTTTTGTCAGATATAAATCATTAACAAATTTCCAATTAATTACATCCCAAAAATTCTCAATATAATCGTCTCTTTTGTTTTGATATTTTAAGTAATATGCGTGTTCCCATAAATCTAATCCTAAAATAGGAAACCCTCCTTTGTCATAAACATTCATCAAAGGGTTATCTTGATTTTGAGTGGACATAACTTTTAATCTACCACTTTTTGAGATTACTAACCATATCCATCCTGAACCAAATCTTTTTTTAGCAATTGATTCAAATCTCTCTTTAAATTCTCTAAAAGAACCAAAATCTTTTTTGATTTTTTCTAAAACTTCACCGTATGGTTTTTGAGGGGTTGGTGATAACATTTTCCAAAACATTGCGTGGTTAAATGCACCACCTGCGTTATTTCTAATTGTGGTATTATAACGATTAATCTGTTTTACAATTTTTTCTAATTCTACATCACCGTAATCTTTCTTTCTTAAAGCCTGATTTAATTTGTTTACATACCCTTTGTAATGTTTTTGGTAGTGAAACTTCATAGTTTCAGGGTCAATAAATCTTCTTAACGATGCGTAACCGTATGGGAGTTTTTCAATCCCAATAGTTTTCATTTCATTAATAAAAAATTTTGTTTCAGGTAAAACAACTTCACCTGTTATTTTTTTTACTAAAGATTCTGATAATAAATTTAATGATTTCATCAATAATAAATACTTACTTATTATTGATTTCGTTTAAGATTTGTTCAACAATATCTGCAGATGTACCATCATCTCCCATAACGGTACCAATTATTTGTTTTTTATGGGATAAAATATCATAAATAACACCCTCAATTGTGTTTTCAAACAAAGGGTAGAATACTAAAACATTATTTTTTTGACCGTAACGATATGCTCTATCTTCTGCTTGGGAATGTTCCGCAGGCACGAATGATAAGTCATTCATAATAACCGCTTCAGCCGCGGTTAAAGTTAATCCAACACCTGCAGCTTTCATATTACCACAAAAAACTTGAATTTTATCACTCTCTTGAAATCTATCAACAGCATCCTGTCTTGCAGGTTTTGATGTTGACCCATCTAAATAAACTGACTTTTTACCAAAATGTTCGTGTATTTTTTTTAAAGGGTCAGTAAAATTACTAAAAATAATCACCTTTTTACCCTGTTCAATAATGTTCTCGGCCAGTTCAATAGTTGTTGCAATTTTTTCTTCGGCAATTACTTGTCTAACTTTCATTAATTTTGTAAACTGAACTGAAAGTGATTTTGATTCTTCTTGTCTGTTATTATACCAATCATAATACTCTCCCATCAATCCTTCATATAATCTTGATTTTAAACGAAGGTAAACAGGTGTCATAATTTTTTCAGGTAAATCTAAAACCTCAGTTTTTAATCTACGAAGTATTTGACGAGAAGTTCTTTCTCTTAATTCTTCCAAGTTTGACGCTCCTGTAACATTCCAAACTTTTTTATTACCTACTCTAAATTGGTACCCATTACAGTAACGAATTGCATAAGCCATCCAATTTTGACTAACAGGACTATCAATTAATTTTAGAATATTATAATAATTCATAGGACGGGAAGTCATCGGAGTTCCTGTTAATAACCAAAGTCGTTTAATGTCTTTGGTTAAATCCATTATAATTTTTGTTCTTTGTGCTTGAGCGTTTGAAACATAATGTGCTTCATCAATTATGACAAGGTCAAAATTTGTTTTTAAAATTAATGAGTTTTCTTTATCTTTTGGGTCGTGAAAGTTTTTAAGGATATCATAGTTTGTTATAATAAAATCGGAGTCCTCATATTTTTTACCCTCACAAATGTAAACTGGTCTATCAGTGTAGTTTCTGATTTCTCTTTCCCAATTTATTTTAAGAGATGCGGGACATATAATTAAAACTTTTTTAGACTCACTTTCCAATGACGCAATTACTGCCGAAGTCGTTTTCCCCAACCCCATATCATCCGCCAATATAAACTTGTCATTCTTTAATAACTTTTCAATGGCTTCTTTTTGGTGAGGTAATGGAGGACGTTTTTCATATTTAGAATAATCAACTTCAACAACATTTTCTTTGTAATCTTTAATTACCGCAGCTTTAGGTATCCAGAAATCGTGTATAGTTTCCGCACTAAAAACTTTACCCCAAATATGGTAAGACTTGTCTTTTTCAACTAAAATTTTCTCAACGTAAATTTGGTCAGGTTCTTTAATGAACAGATTATCTTCAACAAGTTTTTTAGAAAAATATGAATCAATTGGTACCCATTTTTTAGCAACTTTAGGAACTACCTTTTCAAACGATAAAACATACTCACATTGTGCCCTTGTTGGAATATGTTTTTTATTGGTGTCACATTGTTTTTTAATTTTAAGAATATAGTTATTAGACCCTTCATAGTTTTCTAAAACTGAAAGAGCTTTTTGTTCTATACTTAAATGTGATATCCCTGTTTCCAAAATCTCAAATTACATTACCACTAATAATAAGTGAAATAAAGATATTTATCAATATGTCACAGAGAAATGTACCAATTACTCGTTTAGGAAAATTTTTTGGAGCCGAGGACTTCACATTAGATGTAGGTATGGGAAGAGAATGGCTAGAGGGAGATATGAACTTTACTCTGATTCTTTATAAGGTAAATAAACAAAGGACTGATATTGATGACGTTTATGGTGAATCTCTATCAAATGGAGTTAAATTTCATCCACCTATTGAGTTCAAAGCTTACGTCCAAGTGTCGGCACCTGAAAATAAAAATTTAGGAAATAGTAAAATTAATCAATTTGAACCTGGTAATATTAGAATATCAGTTTATCAAACTCATTTAGATGAACTTGGTGTTGATATTGAATATGGTGATTATATTGGGTATTACGAAAAAGAAAACCGTGTAAGATATTATGTGGTCAATAATGACGGTAGGGTTGTTTCAGATAACAAACATACTTATGCGGGTTACAAACCATTCTACAGAACAATAAATGCGTCACCTGTAGGACCAAACGAATTTAACGGATTATAAAATGGGATTACCAAAAAAAATAAAAAAAGACATTAGTCTTATTCCTAAAAAAGAAGGATTTCCTCGTAGGGTAGAAATGCTTGATATGATTAACGAGCACGGGACTTACCTACCTAAATCCATATTACACGAAGACTTGGATAGAGGATTTTTAGATTTTGTTAAAAACGATTTGGAAATTAGTACTGAAGGAATTAAAGTACCAATAATTGATATAATAATGACTACCCAAAATTGGGCTAACTTTACTAAAACTTGGTCATTTCAAAATTTAGATAAAAATCCTGAACCTCCTTTTGTTACAACAATTAGAAATCCTGAAGTTAAATACGGTTCATTACCTTCATTACTTTGGACTATTCCTAATAGAAGACAATATTTTTATGCGGCAGTACCAAGTTGGGATGGAGATAGAAAAGGGTATGATGTTTATACGATACCTCAACCTGTACCTGTAGATATTACTTATTCAGTTAAAATTGTTTGTAATCGAATGAGAGAATTAAATAAGTTTAACAAAAAAATACTTGAAAAATTTTCATCAAGACAAGCTTACACAAATGTTAAAGGTCATTATATTCCTATTATAATGAACGATATTTCGGATGAATCTGTTATGGACATTGAAAAGAGGAGATACTATGTCCAGAGTTATCAATTTACGTTAATGGGATTTTTAATTGATGAAGATGAGTTTGAGGTTAAACCTGCCATCAGTCGTGTATTACAATTAATTGAAGCGGATACTAAAACTTATAAATCTAAAAAAATTAAAGTAGTTCCATCAGAATCTTCAAAAGTTATTTTTAATTATGATTCTAATTCTGTTTCGTATTCTGAAACATTTGAGTATACTGCAAATTTAACAGTTATATTAACTGACAATGTAACAAATTATTTTGTTTATATTAATAATCTTTTCTACGGTGAGAGTCCATCAGTTATTCAGATAAATAATGGTGACACTCTTCAAATAGACATACAAAAATTAACTTTAGGGGAAGAATCTACTATTTCGTTAGAAGTTGAGTTATTGTAATTACTCCCCATAGATATCCCCTTTATCACTACAATTTTTTTTAATTAACACCTCAATAAATTTAGAAATTTTCAGACCGTGTTTATCACAATGTTTTTTTAACAAATTGTGATGATATTCAGATATCTTAAGGTTCTTATATTTCATAGATACAAAAGTAGAATTTTTTCATACTAAATAATAAATAGATTGGTTTTAATAAAGTTTTTTGAAAAATCAACAAGTATTTATATAAAAATAAAAACTTTAAATCATTCATTTAAATGGCAACATCAAACACAGTTTTCGTTTCTCCAGGTGTCTATACATCCGAGAGAGATTTGAGCTTTGTGTCTCAAAACGTAGGTGTTACTACTTTAGGAATTGTTGGAGAAGCGTTACAAGGTCCAGCCTTTGAACCAATCTTCGTAACTAATTACGACGAATACCAACTTTACTTTGGAGGTACTAACCCTGAAAAATTCGTTAACACACAAATCCCTAAATATGAGGCAGCTTACATCGCAAAATCATACTTACAACAATCAAATCAATTATTTGTAACAAGAGTACTTGGTTTATCAGGTTATGACGCAGGACCTTCTTGGTCAATCGCAACCGTTGCAAATGTCAATTGTGCAACTATCGGAATTAATAGAGCAAGTAACCAAAGTGCTGTTACTTACAGTATATTGTTTACAGGAACTACGGCATCTACTACAAGTGTATCATTCTTTAGTACAATTCCAGGACCGATTATCGGAAACTTCACTTCTCAATACACTCAGTTTGATGGTGGTGTATCAACAATTTCTGATGATATGAAGAGTATGTTACTTGGTATTTTGAGAAATAACGCAACCTCAGCTAATACTATTAGTTATTGGGGAGCGATTTCAGGAGCCAATTACGCAACATCTGCAGCAACATACACTAATGAAACTAATCAATTTGGTGTGAACAGTTTATCTGCAGAATCAATTACAAGTTGTTCGGGATTAGATGATGCTTGGTTCTATTCTAACTTCAACCCAACAACAGGTGATAATTATTCAGGTTATTCTTTCTACGGAGCGGTAACATCATTATCAGGTAACTCTTGGGCTGTGAACGGAGTATTCTCAGGTACGGTGACAGGTAGATATTATGCGTTTAGTGGTGATGCTTTTTCTGATTATAATAACATTTCAATAGCAACATTACGTTCAAGAGGATTAGCTAATTATAGTACAGACAATGGTCCAGTATATCAAGTATCGGCGACTACAAATTTAATAATGAGTTGTGCGGGTTCTTACTCAGCGGTAACAAAGAATCCATTCCAAACATTCTTAATTTCAGGAGTAACTATTGATAGTACTAACTTTAGTTATGAAGTATCATTACAACAGACAAACGCTAATTTCATTTCTAAAGTATTAGGTATTACTAATTTTGGTAAACCAAAAGAAAGTTTTCCTGTATTTGTTGAGGAGGTTTATTCTACTCTATTAAATTATGGTTATAACAAAGGATACATTAGAGGTCTTAATTGTACAATAAGATTAGATTCAACAGAATCTGAAAGAAGTTTACAAAGTGACTCATTAGGTTTCTATTTAGAACAATATCAGGCACCTGTATCTCCTTGGGTTGTATCAGAATTAAGAGGTAATAAAGTATACGAATTATTTAAATTCTATACAATTTCTGACGGCGATACTGCAAACACACAAATTAAAGTAACTATTGCAAATATTTCATTTAACAATGGTACTTTTGACGTGATTGTTCGTGATTTCTACGATACGGATGATAATCCAGTTACTATAGAGAAATTTACTAACTGTTCTATGGACCCAAATCTTAACAACTATATTGCTAAGAAAGTTGGTACGTTAGACGGAGAGTACGCATTGAACTCTAAATATATTATGGTTGAGGCTAACTACGATGCTCCGACTGACGCTCTTCCTTGTGGATTTGAAGGTTATATCAACAGAGAGTACCCAACAATCAGTCCGGCGTTCCCAATATATAAGACACAATACTATTTCCCTGGTGAAACAATTTACGACCCTCCATTTGGTAATTCAAGTGGAACTAATAACACTACACAAAGTTCAGGTGATAATATTAGAAGAAGTTATTTAGGATTTTCTTCACAATTTGGAGTAGACGATAGTTTATTACAGTACAAAGGAAAACAAAATCCAATTAGTGATTTCTGTGATGCAATTACTGGTTCTGATTGGGCGTATAAATCAAGAGGTTTCCATATGGATAGTGGAGCGACTGTTGTAACAATTCCCTCTCT